TTTAGTTGCTTCCATCAAATTGGTAGTAGTAACACTAGTGGAGGGACTGACAATATATTCTCCGATCCTCTATTCGTAGACCCAGCAAATGATGATCTTCGCCTTCGTCCAAACAGTCCTTGCATAAACGCTGGTACAGCTTCCTAAGTCATGGCACAGCAAAAGTTAGGACGGAAGGATTACACCATCGCTGTTAAGACAGGGACGGATGCTAATAAGACGAAGTTCGCAAAAGAAGCCACTAAGGGAGAATTGTATTTAGCAACTGATACCTTTAAAGTATATGTAGCTATTACAACTGCCGGAGCTTCTGACTCGACACTCAAATCAGTTGCACTCAGCTAGTGATCTACACCGCCATACTATTATTGGCGTTGTGCATGGCATCGTGCAGTTTGCGCTCTGTCTACCCAACCTTGGGCGGTATAGCTGGTGGTGGGGTAGGTAGTCTAGGTGGCCCAGGTACTGCGGCATTAGGTGCTGGTGCTGGTGTACTAGCTGGCGAGGCATTAAAGAACAAAGATGCCCTCATTGAGGCAGAAGAAAAGCTCGATTTACTTACACATGGCGATGTAAGTGAGCTTGTCGCAAAGGGCATGGAAAGTCACAAGTCAGGATTCGATGCATTCACATCTTACATAAAAAAGATTCTTATCGGAGCAGCAGTATTACTTGGTGGATACCTTGCCATACCCATATTTATTGCCAAACGCACTGCACGTAATTGCTCAAAGACCGAGGCAGAAAAACACATGACTCGCGCACCATTCCCCGTAAAACCACCCTCCCGAAATGAGAAATCTTGAATTACTAAAAGACAAGTTCATGGATATGTCGAAGAAAGGCAAAATGATAACCATATTAGCCGGACTTGTCGTTGGCATTATCATATTAGATTGGCTTTTCTGATGATAGACCGCACTGCAATTCTTGGCATGAGTGGTACAGTTGCAACCTTTGGTCTGTCACATCTAGATGATTTATTTGGATGCATCGCAGGTGTCATCACCATTATTTACATGGGTAGAAAACTCTACCTAGAAATCAAGAAGAAGTGAATGGCACGTTATCGTACATCAGGTAGATTGGATGACCAAGTTCTTCAAGATGGGGATCGTGGATTTCGTGGCATTGATTCCTATAAAGAAGCAACAAGTTTAGAACCGGGCTTTGTACAGACAAGCGAGAATATGCGCTTGATTGGTGATCTTGCAGAGGTACGCAAGGGTATAGATTTCTTGGCAGGTGCAGTTACACTTAGCTACAATGGCACGAATGAGATGGTATTTGCATCCACACTTTACTCCGATCCTGCAACAGGAAATGAATATGTGGTAGTTGCCACCAAGGATAAAGTAATCCTATGGAATGATGCAAACAACTCAGGCATCGATATTGATTATCCAGGCAGTGAAGTTGTGGCCACGGCAGATGGCGCGAGCTTCGTGCAGGCATTGGAAAAACTCATCTTGTTTCGTGGTAAGAATAAAACACCACTTGAATGGGATGGAGATGTAAGCAATGACTTTGTGGTTAAAGCAAATGGAAGCCCAGGTGCTGGACGCATACAATGTCCAAACACAGATTATGGTGTATTCTTTCGTAATCGTTTAATCATCCCACAACCCACCGATAGTAACTATTCCATTATCATGTCTGACTTGTTGGACACAGATAATTACTACGCTGCTGACTCACAATTTAGAATAAACAAAGGAAGTGCAGATTTTCTTGTAGGCTTTTTTCCTTACCAAGAAGATCAGTTAATCGTGTTTATGCGTAATAGCATTCACATGATAAACAACATTGCCACAACCTCCGCAGCTAATACCTACGAGATTACCCGTCAGCATGGATGTGTGGCACGCAAATCAATCGCACAGTCTGGCCCACAAACATTCTTCTTATCAGATAATGGGGTCATCGTCTTGTCACCAGGTACAGACCCTGCCAAGGGACTTGGAGTAGCTATAAGTAAAGTTAGTGGTGAAACCATACCCATGACTAGACCTATACAAGATCAATTCGATGAGGTTAATTACGCAGCAGCAGACAAAGCATGTGGTATCGTGTATGACAACAAATACTACCTTGCAGTACCCACAGGTAGTTCAACAGTGGCAAATAAGATTTTCGTATTTAACCTACTTACAAGCACATGGACTAGTGTTGACTCCTACCCTGCCCTAGCAGGAAGTGTGGCATTTCATGTGGATGATTGGGTAATCTGCTCGCATGGAAGCAACCCAACAAGACGCAGACTATTTGCAGGTAACAAAACAGGTTGGTATCTTATGGAAGAAAACTCCATTGATGATAGTGGACGCAAGATAGGTAGTACATCCGAGTCCGGTACAACTGCAATTGCAGGTAAACTTGTCACACGCTCATACACATTTGGAGACATCAATGTAAAGAGTTGGAAGCGTGGACAGTTGGGTGCAAACACAGTCAACCAGGATGCATTTAACATTAAGGTCAACACACTCGATCCAGACGCAAGTACAACAGTATTAAGCCATACCGCAGATGGCACAGAAGAAGCACTCTTCCGCTTTGGTACGGGGCGTACCCGTGGGTATGGTGCGGAAATTGAAATCAATGTCACAGCAGGCAGACCGAGCTTTAGACATGTTAGCTTGGAAGCTATAGGCGTAGGAGCAAATGCAAGACGTGAGGTGGCATAATGGCAATTACCTGTACAGTAACTCGTGGTTTTACATACGCAACCGGGGTAGACATTTCGGCTGCAAATTTAAATCAATTGGGCGAGCCAACAGTCACAGTACCAAGCGTAACCGATACAACAGTAGTGCTAAAGAGTTTTGCAGTTGCGGATCTGCCTTCTGCTGGAACTGCGGGCAAAGTAGTGTATTGTACAAATGGAGATGGTGGCAGTCCCTGCCTGGCATTGGACAATGGTTCAGCATGGTTACGAATAAATCTAGGGTCAGCCGTAAGTGCAAGTGATGCAGATGAGTATATAATCGCAGAATGAATATACTAGAACGAGCAAAGCAATTTTACGATTCAACCAAGGGCGATATGTTCAAGGATTTAAGTGCGTATGCAGCCTATGGATATGTATTCATTACACCGCAAAGCTTACTACTAACCAAACCTGTACAAAGTAAATCAGATAAACATCCTGACGAGCAATGGGGTGTATTAGCACCAGATGCTTGGTATGTTAAAACTGCAATCGGAGAAAGTTGCATAAGTGAATTTATAGATAGAACACCATATCCACTCCCATTTGTTGGATGGATGAGGCAATTAAAATCAAAACCAATAAAATGGTACGACTTAAATAAAATCATTAGGAGGAAATAACAATGGGAGGAGGAGGAACAACATATCAAATGCCTGCGCAGCCGAGTTATGGCGAAGGCATGCGTGAATCTCTTGAAGCACAAGTTGCTTTACTAACAGGAGATAAAGTAGGTGAATCAGATTTCCGAGGAGTGGGATCACTTGAATCTTTGCTTCCACTTGAAGAATCAATTCGTAAAAAAACTGCACAGACAGACACGGACGTACTTAGACAGACTTTGCTTGGTAGTGGTAGTGGTGGGGAAACACAAGAAGTTAGGTATGATAGTCAAGGTAGAATAATTACAGGCACAAAACCTGGTAAGACTAGACCTGCTGGTAATTACAAGTTTACTCAGAGTGCTAGAGCAAATAAAGATAATACAGGTACGGAAGTTTCTTTTGAAATAAGAGATGCAAAAACAGGTAATATTGTTAAATCATCTTCTGCAACAGATATAGGTTTTTTCCCAAATGAAAATGAAGCTTTGTATGAACAAATGCGAAGGGAAGCTAGAATAAAATCATTAGATGAATTTGAAGATCTTATTGGAAGAGAAAATGTTGAGAAGGCAAAAGTTGAGGCAAATAAGGGTGGGCATTTTGGAAATTTTAAAAATTTTCAAGTAAAGGCAGAAGCATTAACTACGCCTGGTGAACCTATTTATGCAAAGGATTCTGATGGCAATATTATACAGGATATTTCAAAAGCAAACACAGTAGAAGTTATTAAAATTCCAGCACAACGTGCAGGTGATGGAATGATCGACCTACTTGGTGACACACGAAACATCACACAATACGAAACCAAAACTGCCACCCAAGCAGATGTGGACGCTGGACTTGCAGATGAAGTGGGCAAGCAATTTGTACAGCAAGTCAACACAACCGACCAAGCAGGATTCCGTGATGGTGAGTTTAAAGGTCTATCTGCAATGGCAGAAGATATACAACGTGGTAACTTATCACGCCAGCGTGAAGCAGACCTACAAGATGTAGCTCGTTTAGAACCACTCTTTGGACAAATCATGGAGGATTATAAACCTGGTACTACATCCGCATTGACCGGGGCAAAAGATTTAATCGAAGAACAAAAAGATAACTTGCTTGGAGAAGTAGGAATTTCCGATCCAACAAAAGTACAAGCACAAGGTGTACAAGCAGATGCCCTACGAGCAGGTTTAATGTCTGATGCAGAAGAAGCACTTGGACAAGGATTAACAGATCGTGAGGAACGACAAATCGCAGAGGCTGCACGTGCACGCTCCACCATGATGGGTAGAACATTTGACCAATCTGGTGCAATCGCAGAAGCAGAAGCAAGGGTTGCTGAAGACAACCAACGCAGAATGCAGAACCGAGGATTTGCACAATCTGTACTTGGACAGGAAGCAGGTATACAGACAAGTGATGATACTCGCTCCATGCAGGCAGACCAATTTAACGTGGCATCACAAATGGATGCCGAGAAATTGCGTGAATCTCTAAGGCAACAAGGATTGCTTGGATATTTAGACGCAGCCTCACGAGTATCCCAGCTTGAGAACCAAGGACAACTCGATCCATTCCAGGCAATACTTGGACGATCTGGTGGTGGAAGCTTGCAAGCCGGACAATCTGTATTCGGACAGGCAGGCTATGGATTAAATGCACAACCTGCATACCTTAACCCAGAGAGTGGACTTGGATACATACAAAACCAAGCAACCAATGCAGCTAATATGTACTCCGCACAGGTTGCAGCAGATGCAACTAGGAATGCAGGTATCATGAGTGGTATTGGTTCAGCAGCAGGTGGATTACTTGGTAATACATCACTCTTCTGCTGGGTAGCAAGAGAAGTATATGGTGAGCATAATCCAGCATGGAAGATGTTTCGTATGTGGATGTTCCTAGAATCACCAAGCTGGTTCTTTAAACTATACAAGAATTACGGAGAACGCTTCGCAAGTTTCATCGCAGATAAACCACGCTTGAAAGCAGTAATCCGTAAGTGGATGGATTCAAAAATAAGGAGATAATATTATGGCAAGAAAACCATTCTTTAGCGGAAATTACGGATCAGCGCTTGCACGGGTCGATACTCGACCCATCATTGAAGCCGGGCGTGCGCAAGGCCAAATGTACGCCAACATGGGAAGCCAGATTGGAGGCATGATTCAGCAGTATGGGCTTAACAAGGAGAAGCGTGCAGAACTTACAGGTGAGATTGAGGCCATGCTTCCACAATACATGGATTCATTTACTAACACAGGTAATGAAGTAGATGACAAAAAGAATTTCCAAAGACTAGAAAAGTTTAGCAAGGGAGATATGAGTATGGCAGACCTTAAAGGTCTAGCTGGCGAGCTTGCTATGAAGGATAAGGTTGAGGCTAGGGCTGCGCAGAATGAAGCACGCACGATTGCCAACGAGATGGGTAGAGTAAACCTTGATATAACTAAACAATTAAAGGATACACAGATACAACTAGGAAAAGATAAAGGTGTTATATCTCGACTTGCAACGGATTTAGCAAAAGAAACAAATCCACAAAAGAAAGAGTTACTGCAAGCTCAGATGTCAGATGCTATTAACAATCTTGGTCTTGGTGATCAAAGGAGAGAACTTGAAAAGGCAACTATGACAAGTCAAGCAAAGGTACTTCCAAGTACAACGGAAGCAACTATTGCACGCAGCGAAACTTCTGTAATGCAAGATGAAGCAACCCAGCAGCGTTTACCTGGTCAGACAAGTCTTAGTTTGAAACAACAAGAACTTCAATCCAAGCAGCTAGATGTTGAAAATCAACTTATGGATATAGTTGGTATTGAAGGTTACGCTCAAATGAAAGCAGATGACCTTAAAACATTATCAGAAACGAACAAGGCAAAACTTGAGCATACAAAAGCTTATGCAAGTTATCTTCAAAATAAAGGTATGGCAGATTTAATAACTGCCGCAAATAAATCAAGTCCTACTTTTAAAGATAGATTTAAACCACTTGCAGAAATGCAGGGATCGTTATTATCTCAAAATGTTCAAGTGCCTGGTGAGGGTAAAAGAGTGAAGTTTAGTGAATATCTTGAACTTCATAATGAAGACTCTAGCAAGTATCCTTTAACAGGTTTAGCAGGAGATTTAGATGCCCAACTTAAGACGTTAGAGTTATCGACTCAAAATCTTTTACGAGAACAACAGGTGCAAGTTAATGTACCAGATGAAGTGAACCCTCAATCTGAACCTAACTCCTTAAAGCAATCTATTGAAAATATCCCAGCAGTTAGGGCTAACATAGAAGCCAATAGGAAAAAAGAAAAAGAACTAGCAAGGCAAAGAAGAGATATTTTCAACGATCCTAATTCAAATATTTACTTACAATAATGGCTATTCAAACAATGACAATCGGTGAAGCCTTGGATCAAGGTTATGGCGATTTTATAGTTGGAGCAGAGCAACCATATCGAGAAGAAGCAACAGGTCTTGAGACTGCTGCAAGCATTGGTCTTGAAGTTGTTCCTGCAATACTTGGTGGTGTATTTGGTGGAATGGCAGGTGGTGCAGGTGGATCTGCATTAGGTAATTATTTATCGCAACAATATCGCATAGGCAGAGGTTTACAAGATGAGGTTGGACTAGGAGAACTTGGGGCAGCTACTGCATTTGGTGCAGTACCTGTAGGTAAGCTTGCTGGTATGGGTACAGCAGGTAAAGTTGCAACACGAGGCGCACAGGGTGCAGCATTAGCTACAGGTGAGCTTGCAGCTAGGACATTTATAGATGAAGATCGAGCGCCAACTCAGGAAGAACTTGCAACTACACTCTTGTTTGGTGGTATATTTGGCGGTGGATTAGGTGCAGTCGAAGCTAAGTTTCTAAGTGATAACTTAGTTGAAGAAGCAACTGAGGGCATGACCCGGTTGGAACTTGTAAATAAAGTTAAGGAAAAAGTAGACGAAGCAGGTGGTGCAGAAAACTTTGAAGTGGGTAGACCAATAATTAATGCACTTGGCCCACGTAGATTAAGAGAAGTTCCACAAGAAGGACTTGATGTAGAAGTACAACCTGGACTACCTCAACCAAGGACAGGAAGTGATGTTGTAATTGATATTACAGATACAACGCAATACGCAGAAGACTTGGTTCAAAGACTAGAGAATAAGTTACTACTTGAAGCAGAAGGAGAGGTTTCCAAGATTGCACGATTAAAGGGGCAAGAAGTTACCAAGGAGGTTGCTGATTTACAGAATGCATTTGATGCGCAACTCGCAGAACAAGACGAAATATTTAAAGGTTTAAATAGGCAGGTAAATCTTGGTGTGCAAAAGATTGGAGA